CCGCCAGAGAACGCCAGCCCCCCAGCCAGGGCCCCAATGGCGCCCTGCGCACCACCGCCACTGGCCAGGGTGCCCAGGGCGCTGCCGATTGCCTCGCGGCCAATTCCCTGCCGCTGCACATCCTGCTGTTTTCGCTGGGTTGCGGTCAGCTTGGCCAGCTTCTCATCGAGCTGCTGCACCTGCGCCGTCGCCCTGGCATAGGCCGGTGCTGCTGGACTCACCGCGACCCGGAGGGCTTCCCAGGCGCTGCGTTGCCGCTGCAGGCTGTTGACGCTGCCGTTGCTTGCCGTCGTCACCCGATCAATAGTGATGAACAGCTCGGCAAGGGCGCCCCGTGTGCGCTGGCTGGCTTGCGCGGTGGCATTGCTGGCCACGCCGAATTGAGGGCCGGCGTAGTCACTGGCGCCACCGAACGCGGCACGGCCAGCGCGATCGACGCCCATGATCAATGGCCGCTCGCCGCCAGCGGTAATGGCCGCCCTGGCACCGCCGCCAAAGCCGCGGCTATCAATTACGCCTTGGAAGCTGGTCTGCCCTGCTGCTGGGAGGGCCAGCGTGCGAGCTGGGGCCCCAGCAAATGCCGGGGTGTATCGTGCCCGCGCCAGCAGTCCGGCCTCCAGTGCAGCCGCTGCGGCCTTCTGGGATGCAGCGATCTGATCGAGCTGCCGATCCAAGGCCTTCAGCTGGTCGGCCGCTCGCGCAAAGGCTGGCGCTGCTGGGTTGACCGCGTTTTGCAGCGCAGCCCATGCCGTTCGCTGTTGGTTGATGCTGCCGATGCTGCCATTGCTGGCAGCTGTAACCCGGTCGATCTCCAGGTACAGCTCAGCCAGTGCGCCACGGGTGCGCTGGGCGGCATCCTGTTGTTGCCGCAACACCGCATCAGATCGGCTGGCCATCACCTGGCCGATGTCGTCGCGGGTGCCGGCGGTTTCGTAATTGCTGAGAATCCGAGCCCCGCCGCCCATGCCCAGGGCATTGACGCGCCCCTGGAAACTGCTCTGCCCGGCTGCGGGTAGCAGCAGGCTGCGAGCCGAGGCGAATGCAGGGGTGTAGGCAGCCCGAGCGGCCAGCGCCGCCTGCCGCTCTGCCTCGGCAGTCGCTTTTACCGCAGCTGTGAGCTGTTGCTGAGCCTCCAGCCGATCGCGGACGCCCTGCACCAGCGCCTTCTGCTCACCCTTGATCCGGTTGATCTCCCGCTCAGCCGACACCACGGCATTGGCCGCTCGACGGGCCTCCGCCGAATCGCTGGGCACCTCGCCCAACCGCTGCAGGTTGCGATCCCTCAGCTCTTGCTGAGCCTCCAATCGAGCGTTGGGCACCTTGTCGTAGATGCGCACCAGATCGCTCAAAACCTTCTGGGCGCCGTCGCTGATGCCACGGAATGAGGCCTCTAGATCGGCCTGCGCTTCGTCTGCCTGGCGACTCAGAACCTGATAGACCCCAGCAATCGCCAGCGATGCCACGCCGGCCGCAGCCGACGCTTCAGGCCCGATAGCGCTGATGGCGTTGCCAATGGCCTCGAATGGCCCAGATAGCGCCGTCAGTTTGGCTTGGGCAGCGGTGAGCGATGCCGACCACTGGCCCACGCTGTTGGCCGCTGCTGCCGCCGGTTCTGATAGCAGGCCGCCCAGGGGTTTCAACACCCCAGGCATTGCTGCGGCCTTGGCCGCAATCGCATCGAGGCTGTTGGCCAAGCCCTGTGCGCCGCCGGCCATGCCGCCAAGGCCCGATGCCATCCCCATACCGGCGGCACCGGCAACACCAGATGCTGCCAGCCCTTCACCGGTGAGCACCACCCGGCCCATCATTGAGCGGGCTAGGTCCTGGCGCATCGCCACAATGTTTTGCACGGCGCCGACCGTGCCCCGCGCCACGTTGCCAGGGGTGACCTGGAGGCCCTTGCTCAGATCGAGGCTGGCGGCCTTCTGGCGCAGTGCGTCGATCTCGCGGCCAACCCGTCGGTAGGCGTCGCCGGCCTCACCTAGCGTCGCCTGCAGCAGGGTGATCTGACGCGACTGCTGAGCGACGGATTCACCTGCGGCCTTTGAAAATAATTTCCAGCCGCGAATCCCAGGCTCCCAGGCCAGCCCGATCTGTACCGCGCGATCCTTAAGTTTGTCTAGTTCTGCCGTGTGCTGGCGAATATCGCCACCACCTCGCCGCATCAATTCTATAAATTCCCGCTGCTCCTGAATTTGCTGACTCACTGAGTCAGCGTGCGCCTGCCCAGCTGCAGCAGCGCGTTTCAGGTTGTTGACATTATTGCTAGATTCAATATCTGCGGCTTTGGTAATCGCCGTAAGCCGCTGAATATCGCTGCTCAGTGCATTAAAGGTGCTGCCGTTAATCTCCGCTTGGCTGCGTAGATTCTTTAGCGCAGTGAGCTGCAGATTTATGGAGCGCTCAGATTGAGTATTAGCGGCGCCATATTGCAAAACGCTTTCGCGTAATTTTGCTAGTTGCGCTTCGGCCGGCTGCAGGAAATCTTGCAGCTTGCGAATGCTAGCGGCACCTTTCACCGCCGATCCGCTCAGCCCATCAAAGGCGCCGGTGCTCTGGTTTTTGATCCGCTGAAAATCAGCACCCAGGGCCTTGGCCTCGCCGCCCATCCGCCGCATCTCAGCAGCGCCGGCCTGGGCACCGGTGCGCAAGGCCTGGAGCGCTACCGCCTGACTCCTGGCTGCTGCGCCGGCTCGCGCCGATTCATTGGCAGCCCGGCTGGATTCTTGCGCTGCCTGCTGTAGTCCGGTGCTGGCATTTTTGGCCGAGCTTTCTACGCCCTGGAGCCCCTCGCCCAGCGTTTTGATCTCGTTGGCGCCAGCAACCTGGGCCGTAATTTTGAGAATCGCGTCGAGATTCACGGCTAGGCCTCCTGTGCGCGAAGAGCAGTGAGCGCGGCATGCTCCATCACCCGCAACCGCTCCACCATGGCCCGGTGGTCAGGCACCTCGTAGAGCTCGAACAGCTTGCCTGGGCCCAGATAGGTATTGAGGTCAAGGCATTCCCGACCGTTCAAGCTGAATTGCCACTGCCCTCGGCAGAACATCATCACGGCGTCCCAGTTAGCGGGGAGCACCGGGTAATCGATGATTTTGGGTTCGGGCATGGCAGGGAGGGCTACACCGAAGGCTTCGGCTGCGGCGATGGCGTCGGGGCTGTAGAGGGCTGCTGTTCGCTTACCGCCGGTTGCCCAGTATTCAGCGGCACCTGTGAGTTTTTTTCTTCGCCTTCGGTATCCAGGCTGTCGATCCACTTGTCGATGATGGCCCGCAACGCTCCCTTGATGCCTAACACTTTGTTGCGCGAGGCTTCGTCAAATGGCACAGGCTTGCCCTGAGGATCGTTGATGTCTCCCCAGCCGCCCAGGATGATGTCGACTATCTCCCGGTCTGTTCTGGGCTTTCTGGTTTTCTCCTCCTCGGTCAGCTCATCTTGCTGCCCGGAAGCTCGCCAGAAATCAACGAATACATCCCTGATTTGCTTTACGTCTAGCCGATTATATAGCGCCGTGAATTTAATTTCAATGGGAGTGCTGGGGCTGTCGCCCGCCACTTTCCAGCTCACCTCGCGCGGGTAGGTGGGAGACAGGTCAAGAACAAAAGTCATGGTGGTGGTGAGTGGGGATCGGGCTAGGGAGTCTGAGCCAGCAGACGCTTAGGTAAATGCAAACGTGTGGCCATCATTGCCCGTAGTGCTGGGCAGCAAAATGCCCGGCACCCTCATCATTACCACCCCGTTATCATTCTCATAGCTAGGGATCAGCGTCTTGGCCCTGGCAGCTGCAAATGCCACGCGGTTGCCGTTGGTGGTGCCGTGGGTGACACTGAGGGCCCCAGTGGTATTAGTAAGCGCAGCTGCAAATGGGTCGAATACCGATTGTAGCGGGGCCCCGTAGACGGCTTCGAACGTCGTGGTCTGCATACCGGTGATCAACACCTCTTTGGCGCCACCTGGCCGGGAGTTATAAATCGTGTCATTTGTCAACGTCACCCGGAAGCTTTGCAGGTCCCCAGCGCTATGGCCGGCAATGTTTATGTTCAGCGTATTGCCCAGGGTGACCGGTAGCGCAAGCGGCGCTGTAGTGGAGAATGTATAAGTAGGCAGCGCAGCTGTGACGGGGCCTGCGTAGATTCCAATGCCCTGGAAGGTAAAGTAGCCCTTATCGTTATTAACCAGCTCAAATGTCACTGAAGAGCCGCGCCAGCCGGTGACGGCGTGGCGGGAGCCGTTGTACCAGATATAGCAAGTGACGCTAGTGCTAGCGGCGCCAATTGTACTAATCTCGGAATAAGTATTAGACGTGGTGGCAACCGTAGTCAGCGCGTGGCGGCTGGCCTGTAGCAGTGGGCCATAGCGCGGCGCAGTACCGGCGACGCCGCTGCCGTTGACCTCAACCTTGAAATTGACCGCGTAATGCTCGCCGACAACCATCTGCCGCTGGCCGCCCATAAACGGCCGCACCAGGCTCTCGGTGATAACTTCCCCGCGCATCTCGGGGATTACCGGCTCAGTGCAAAGAATGGCATCGTTAGCTGTAGGAACAGCATCGACGCCATAGTTGGTCTCCAGCTTGACCAGCGCTAGGTTTTCAACTGCAAAATTAGCCATGATTATTTACCGGGGGCTGGGGTGGAGGGGTTGACCTGAGCTGCGGCAGGCTTGGTAGGCTTGGTAGGCTCGGGAGCCTCCGCGGGCAGCGCAGGCTCTGTGATGAGCGTGCGCTTCCCGGTCGCAGGGTCAAGCAGGTAGCTGCCGCCGTGGCCAGCAGCAAACATTTCATCTCCAGTCAGGCTAGCCACTCCGATCCCCCTAGATAGTTGCGGTCGGGTCGTCGCGCCGGTGGCGGAAACGAACCTCGAACCTCAGCCTAGCGATTCCGATCTCACCCACAGCACGATCCCACTCTATCCCTTCGGGCACAACGTCCCAGGCCAAGCCCCCCAGGGTGCGGGGGCTGGCCATCAGCCGCTGACTGATTTCAACGCGGATCGGATCGGCCAATGTGCTGAGCGGCCGGCCTGAAACGCAGATGTCAACGAAGGCCTTCAGCTGGCAGTCCACCACGGGCACCGTTCTAGCGCTGCTGGTCTCAGCGTCGCAGCCCAGGATCAGGCAGGGGCATTCGTCGCGGCTGGGCGGCTCCTCGCGCTCGCGCCAGATCCGCGTGTCTACCTGCGGCACGCCCTGCAGCAGGGCCTCGACGGCCACCATGATGCGCTCACTGATGCTGCTGGTCATGGCCGGCGGCTATAGGGGTCAGGGTCGAGAGTCCGAGCGCCAGAGCTCAGCGCTTGCGACTGTAGGGGAACGCACGACGCGCGGCGCTGAGTACCAGCTGTAACACGCTGTTGCTCCGCAGCCTGCTGAGGCCAATCAGCTCGCTGGTAACGAACAACGCCAGGCCTGCATACTGCGCATAGTCGCTGGAGATGGTCATGGAGTGCCTCTGTCTGGCTACAGGCTACTGCCAACAGCCGGCCAGCTCACAGGCCGCCATCCCTCAGTCGTTCGTCGTGGCGGTCGGCGACCTGCTCCAGTCGGTTGATCTGGGATTGCTGGTTGCGGATCACCTCAAGGATTTTGGCCTCGAACGAGCCGAGGCCCCTGGCAATTTTGAACAGTGCTGCGGCGCCAGCAGAGGCCACTCCCAGCAACGACAGGCCTAGGGTCGCTAGCGCGATCATTGCATCAACTCCCATGGCCTCAGGCTAGCGAGTCTGAGGCTGACTCACCATCGCCGGGTTCCGGATCGGGCTCGGGCAGTCGAACAATGGTGGCCGTGCCGTCAACACGCAACGTGACAGCCCAGTTGGCCATCAGTTGTAGTCGGTCGGCAGTGCAGCCTGGAGAATGTTTTTCCAGCAACTCGCACAAGTCAGCGGACAGCGCAAGCATTCCAGCCGCTGTAATCCCTAACTCCGCGACCGTTGCCGGTGGATCTGCGCATCGACAGCCTCGCTGTTGTGACGCAAAAAACCTTTGCCGGTTGTGGCGCCAGCAGTGACGCTGACGCCGCCCAACCGGTCGAGTGCCACGCGATCGGCGGCAGCTGATAGCGTGGCCCAGCTCAGAGGCTTGTTTAACTTAGTACGTTGAGACTAGCATTACGTTTTTAGCCACTAACGTAGTAACGTTGACGTATCAACCTTCAATTGGTTCAGGTTTTGGTTGAGGTTCTGGTTGAGGTTCACTGTAAAAAGCCTCAGGCTCAGCACGGGAAGCAAGTAGCGCGGCAACCCTAGCATCATGGCTAGTGGTAGTACCAAACTCGCTGGTGTAGATTTCGCCAACTCCACTAGCGATCAGGCCATTAGCCTGGTCATCGTTATCGAAGACAACCAGCTGAGTGGCCGCGTATTCAATTTCGTCAATAGGGCCGTTGACCAGCAGCCTCAATGTTTTGGCCATGAATCAATTAAGCAAAAAACACCGAACCAACTATAGCACCATCAGGCGCTGCCGTGGCGCTGGAGTCAGCGGCGCCTGTTACGGTGGTAAGCGTAAGGCCGGTAGCAAAACCCGTTAGTCCCCCTTCGTTAAAATGACGACTGATCCCATTAGGAGGGATTGCAATTGGGATAACAACCCCTGCGGTACCGGCTGTGGCCGTTGTTGAATTATATAACTTGGCATATACCCATAAAGTCGTAGTATTTGCCAAGTTCCAGCCAAGTGGTCGTGTTACTCCAACTTTAAGTATTGAGCTTGGGCTTGCCGCCGAAGATATTACCTTGGCGGGCGTGGCACCACCTGTGACGCTAGCACGGTATTGAACACCAACATCGCTGGCAAGTGCCGTACCAGCTAATACAGTAACAGCACCTGTCATTGCTAGTGGAGATCCAAACCCCGACTGCTTCATACCCGCTAGGTATAAAGGGATGTTGGCATTCTCTTCCAGCGATAAAGACAATATAGTCCACGTTGTTCCAGAAGCTGGTGCTGTAGAGCCATTGTAAGCCCACAGATACAAAAATAAATTCGTACTGTCATCTGGCACAATATCTGATCTTAATGCCGATAAATTAAGTACATCCCCTATTCCTGATCGACAGGCTGCAGCGGTTCTGCCGTCTAGCTGAATAGATGCAGAGTGAATATTAGCATAAAGAGGGGCAGTCATTGTTACAGAACCAGTATTCCAACCCCCACGCTGGGCGTCAAGCGTAGCGTTTGCAGTACCAGAGTAAAGCTGCTGCACGTAGCTGTGCCCAAACAAGTCAAGCGTGCCGCTACTGCTAGCTGGCCACGCAGTTACTGTAAAGGTAATAGTATTTGCACCAACACTAGCAATAGGATATCGTCCTGGAATGCCAGCCGCACCAGTAATAGCACCCAACATCATAGACTGACCGACGTTGGCTGACGTGTATGAATGACCAGGAAACGTTACAACTACGTTTGTAGCCGTGCATGTGTAGGCAAGGTTTTCACCAATTCTGTCAGCAAGCAAAACCATTAAGTTACTGTTTGCTATCCTTTGCGACGGTAGCAAGCGCCACCTTAAAGCCACCGTTCCCCTAAATGAGACAGCAGATCTGCAGAGCAGTTCAGCGTTTGTCGCAGTACCTGTGTTGACAAGCAAGTTACCGCTAGCTTGTGATACTACTAATGAAGACGATGATCGTAACACTAACTCTGGTGCCAGTAAATTAGACCCAGTGCTAGAAAAATCTGCTTTCCACTGAGAGCAAGGTGCATGTCGAACCACTGAACCACGATCGGATGATGCGGCTGACGTAGTTTGCACATCTGGCTGACTACTGGCTATCGCAGCCAGCGATATTACCGCCGGGCTGTCACTAGCTAGTGTCACTCGCTGAGTGCTGCCATCTGCGTTACCAACACCACGGGTAACGTTTGGAGCAACCGGTAGGACGGTTCCACTGGACGCCCCTTGCACCGTCAACACATCCGAACTAGGCGCACCGGCAGTACCAAACGCCGGCAGCTTCAGCAGGATCGAGCTGAGGCCTTGCGCGAGCCGCTGCATCCGCCCATTTAGGCCAGCGCTGGCGGTGTCGCTATTTGGAGGGGTTTCATTAGTAGTGCCCAGGCAATTGTTAATAATTTCCTGATTGGTGGCGGTGGCGGCATCAGCCGCCAGAGACGGCGCCACCTGCAGCCGGCCGCCGCTCAGTGTCGCCGGCAGCCTATCCAGCAGCGCCTGATAAAACACCTGCACCAATCCCGCGAGGCCGCTGGCGCCAGTTGGCAGGGTGGGGGCATCTGTGCCGGTGACGCCCAGCCTGCCGTCAATGCTGCCCAGCGCAACATTAGATGCCGCCTGGTTGGTGGCTGTGGATGCATCGGTCGCCAACGACGGTTCAACCTGCAGCCGCGTGCCGGATAGTGTCAGAATTGGCAGCCTCGCAGTCAGCTGCACGTTGGTCAGCGGGCCAGAGACCGGCTGAGTTGTCTGCCAAAAAGTCCCTGAAACCGGCTGAGTTGCTGGCCAGAACGTTCCGCTGACTGGCACTGGCTGAGCCCTCAGCTCAACGTCAGTCAGCGGTCCAGATACGGGCCACCGTCCACCGTCTAGCGGCGGCAATTTGTCGCCGATGCCACCCAGCAGGACATTCCCGGCTGCCTGCAGTGCGCTGGTAGCGCCTATTTCGCTGTCATCAATAACAATTTGCAGCGCATCGCCGCTGTTCATTGCTGTGGTAACGATCTCAAGCGTTAAAATGCCTGTTGTCGCGTTATATGCGCCGCCACGTCCCGACTGTGCGGGCAGATAAAGATAAATCTCATTAGAAGTATTGACAATGCTGACAATCTGTGCCTGATGCGTTGGCCTCGTAGATCCCGCTGCAAACGTCACCGTTCCAGCCGTTGGGCTAAACGTGAACAGCGACGGATCGAGCGGTGGCTTGCGCATTACTGGAACACAGATAGGTAGTAAGAAATGCCCACGTCTTCATGGGCGGGAGGTGGGGTTTCGTTAGTGGGCATCAGGGGCACGATGCACATTGCCCCGTCATCAATTGGACGAGGCTTGTACTCCACCTTGAAGGTGACGCCATCTACCGTAATAATTTGGCCATAAACAAGATTGCCAAATGTGGCAGTTGGTGCCAACAGCGGATATTCAACGTAGGCAAGATCGCCGCCCAGAGCAAATTCACCGGACTGGTCCAGGATGCCGAGGCCCGTCACTGTTCCCGCCACAACCGGCGTGCCGAAGTCAGCGAAAAACAGATCTAGGGCCTCGGTAAATGGCATCAGTCGGGGGCCTTCTCAATTGCCTTGGGCTTGGCGGCTGGGGGGGCTGCCTCAATGGCGCCCAGGGCCAGCAGCGGCGCGGCTGCAGCGCTGCTTAGGGGGATCTCCCCGCCCTCTGGATAGCGGGCCCCGTCGTGGTCAATGGGGCCCGCTAAGACCGTGTAGATGCTGGTGTCTTGTTGGGTCATGGTCAGGCAACAACGTTTGAGAAGAGGTAGCCAACGTCGTTGGCGGCAATGATTTCATTGACGCTTTCACCCACCCGCACCCGCTGAGAACCGCGCAGGCCGATTTTAGGCTCGGGGATGCTGCCGCTCACCCGGTTGCCAAATTCGGCGGTATAGCCAAAGGTGATCACTTTGCCGTTGGTGGTGCTGCCAATAGGGTTTTGATGGAGCAAAGCCATGTGCTTGCCCCATACCCGCACCAGGCTGGCTGTCTGGCCGGGTTTGGCGCTATTGATCCAGGCCTCGCCCACCAGGATGCGATCAAGCTCCAGCAGCTCGGCAACGGCCTGCAGGGTGGCAGGTGCTCCAGCGCCATTACTGGTCAATGTGTTGCCGGTGCTGGAGGGGGCCAGCGCTGCAGTAATTTTGGGGTGAACCTTAAGGCGGCTCCATGCCTGTCGGCCAATGACTCCAATATTGGGAGGCATCAACATGCCATCTCTGGCGGTGTTGATTGCGGTGTACGGATCGGAGTTTGTGAAGTCGCTCCACTGCGATGTACCGCTTAACGTTGCACGGTTGGCGGCTGGGTAGGTAGATGCACTAAAGTACAACGTAGCAACTCTTTGTTCCCTGTCCAGAGCAACCAAATCAGTAAGCCCTTCGACTGCAGCCCCTAATGGGTCAAAGCCTGCCGGTGCTTTTTCGATGTCATCATTAGGCACCAGGTCGTCCAAGCCATAGTCTCTGACAAAGCCAGTTTGATCGCTGCCGCCAAATTGCACTTCGTTGGGCTGGGAGGTGCGGCCAACCATGGTCTCGGGCACCGTAAAGGCTTCGTCTCGATTTCGCAGAAGCCACTTAAATTCTTGACTGCCGACGCCAACGCGAGGCGATACTGCGTCAGCAATATATCTTTTGTTGCTGTACGCAAGTGAAATCCCCGTGCGCTCTTGATCAATAGGAAAGGGAAAATTTTGAAAGGCCATGAATTAGTCAGCAAAGGATTGTTTGATGCTTAAATAGTTCAGCCTTGGAAAGATCCAGGGATCAACAGCACGGGCCCCTTGTCGCCCAGCACACCGGAAGCCAAGGCAATGCCGCAAGTGCGAATGTTCGTGCCGGCTGTCGCTGTTGCGGTAATGGCTCGGCCTACCGAGTCCGAGGTGATCAATGCACCGCGCGTGACATTGCCTCCGAAATCCACGGTGGCAATGCCAGTCAAAACGACGTCAAATCGCTCGCCTGATGCACAGCCAACTTCATCGCTTGCGCCCACAATAGAATCGCCAGCAGCAGCCGCTGGAATCATGGTGCGATCGTCGGTGCCAAATTTGATCAAGCGATTGGCTGCAATTGCAGCGCCAGCTAGAAATGCTTTTTTCAGTCCTGCGTTGCGCAAGCTCATGGGAATTGTCTCGTTAAGGATTTAGTCGGAGTGGTAAATCAGACTTGAGCAAACTCTTGCTTGGCTTTGGCCACCGCAGCAGTTGCGGATAGCGCTCGGCCCTGGGCCTGGGCCTCGGCGATCAGCTCCTTAGCTCGACCTGCCAGCTTCACGCCGTCTACCTCGGGCTTGGGAGCCTGAGCCTCTGCCTCCAAGCCTTCAGGCGCAGCAGCCTGCGGCACCGCATCAATGGCGTCATCAAGCCGGGCTTGACGGTGGTTGGCCTGGCGCAGCCGGTCAGCGGCGATCACCCGCATGGCAGCCTCAGGCCCGGAAGTCTTACCGTCAGCGGCCAGCTGTTCAATCAGCGCCTCATGGCCAGGCAATGCCTGCTCGCGCACAGCGGCGATGCGGTCGCGTTCACCAGATGCGCCCTCGGCCCGCAGCACAGCCGCAGCCTGGGGATTCTCGGCCGCCCACTCGGCGGCCGCTTGGGTGGGGTCCATAGATGCTCGTCTCAGGGGGGGTACGACAACCGACGACCTGGCGGCCGTGGCTGCCCGATCGTTTAATTCGGCAATTACACTCTCCAGACTAGCGATTCCGTCCGCCAGGCCTGCGTCTACAGCCTGCTGGCCAATAAACACCCGAGCATCGGCCATATCAGCAAGCACTTGGTCGACGGAGGCACCACGCTGAGCCGCTACATCGCCCACGAACAGCGAGTAGAGATAGTCCACCTGGTCTTGCATCGTCTGTCGCCCCAGCTCGCTTAGCGGCTGGTGGTGGCTCATAGCGGCCTTGAACCGGCCGGCAAATATCTCGGTCGTTTTCACGCCTAGCGACGCCTCGCGCTGGCTTTGATCGGAGTGGGTGGCGATCACGCCGATGCTGCCCACCGGGTGAACACTGGAGCCCAGGTAGACCCGGTCCGCTGCTGAGCCAATCCAGTAGGCGGCGGACGCCATCGCCCCGTCAACCCAGCTGGCTATGGGTTTCGCGGCACGGGCCGCCATCACTGCCGCTGCGGCCGCCGGTGTGCCGCCAACAGCGCCGCCGGGCGAATCCACCAGCAGCACAATGGAGCTCACCGCGGGGTCAGCTGCTGCGGCCTGCACATCACGAACAAACAGCTCGGCGCTGGTGCCGCCGCTCACCTGAGCCATCAGGTTCATTCGCGGCGCGATCACGCCTCGCAGCGGAATCAGCGCCGCCCCGTCCCGCACCTGATAGCCCTGGGGCTCGTTCTGCAGCTTGCGGCCTAGTCGGGCCTCCACCGCTTCGAGGTCGATCGATTCGCCCCGAAGGTGGTGTGCGTAGATCTCCTGAATCTCCATCAGGCGATCGGCATCAATCGCCCAGGGCTGGTAGAGAACGTCGAGGATGTTCATGTCTTAATCGAGCTCGGCAGGGTCTTCATTCTCGCCAGGATCGTCATCCCCTGGTCCTGGCACGCTGCCGGCAGGGAGCTGGGGGGGCGCCGCGCCTGGCTGCTGCAGTACCACGGGGGCTTCTAGACCACCTTCAACACGCTCGGCCGTAACTCGGACGCTGGTGCGGTGGTTGGCCTCCCAGTCGCTGCCGTCGTAAGCAAGCGATTCTTTTGGCAGCGTAGTGAGGCCAATATTGATGCGTTTCTCAGCTGCGCTGGCCTCCTTGAGCGGATCCAGGGCCCCAGGGCCGTCGCCACTCCAGCTGGAGCCGAGCCAGGCGGCACGAATGAACGGGTCGGAGAAAAACCCAGGGGCAGTCAGGTGGCCCATGGCCACACCATCGGCAATTATTTCTTCGTAGATCGGCCCGCCAAACCTACTGGAGAGCCGAGCACGGCGCACCTGATAACTGCGCCAGGCGTCCATCAGCGCGGCGCGAGACGCTGAGTAGCTGGCGTTGAACGATTTAAGTACCACCTCGCGCGGCAACCCAAGGCCTACAGCGATTTCGTTATTTACAGCTTGAAAGAACTGTTCAAACACCGGGTTAGGTCGCCCTGGTGATGGGCTAGAGATCGTTTCGCCGGGGAAAGTATTGATAACCTTGCCAGAGTTAAGACCGCCGTCCCAAGACTTTGCATTCTCGATATAGGTTGCTTTTGATGCGTCATCAAATAATCCGTCAAATGCTTCTGCGTCCATTGTTGCAAACACGGCAAACACTGCCGCATTGACTGCCGCGTCTACCTCTGCGTCGCTATAGCGATCGAGCTGCTTCAGCTTTGCGATCACTGGTGCCAGCCAGGGCACCCCACGGGTTTGGTTGGGGCGTTTCTTGTGGAACAGATGCAGCACCTTGCGGCTGCCATTGGCAGTGTAGAAAGGCCGTTCAATCCACTGGGGCGGCTTGCCGCTGATTGTTCGGCCGGGATGGCGGTCTGCTATATGAATGCTGGTGGCAATGCCGTCTATTTTTGCAATCCCCTGGGTCAATGCATCGGTATCCATCGCATGGTTGGGATTCGATACACGATCGGCTTCAACGATCTGCACCGCAATGCGATAGGGCCAGTTCTTGGCTTTTGATTTCACCAGCAGCACAAAGGCATCGCCCGATTCCAATTCGGCGCGAAGCGCTAAGTCCTGTAGTTCGTAAAAATTCTGGCCTTGGTAATAGTCTGCAAATTGCGAGCCCGCCCAAGTATTAAAATACCGCTCAAATTCACCTTGATATTTACTGGCTTCGTCGTCGCTGAGCCCTAGCAGCTCAGCATCGATCCTGCTCTGCACCGTCAAGCCAGTGCCGACCACATAGGTGGCCATGTTCTCGATCGCACCGCTAGCAATCGGCGCGTTGCGAGCCATGTCCCGCGACCTGCCGCGCATCTCCCGCAGGTCGTACGCAATGTCGCTATCTGCATCGCGAACGCCAGGGGTCCACCCGGCAAAGCGTTCGCTGTAGCTGCCGCCCACATAGCCGCCCATCCGCGCCATGGTGGCCCGCGACTTCTCGCGCTCGAGCGCCCACTTCGGGGAAACCCGATTGATCAGGCGTTCCAGCAGCGGCGGCTTTACCTGCGGGGTCTGCATCAGAACAGCGGCGAGGGAGTGATGGAGCGGCCACGCGATTGCCGGGCGCTCAGTTCCTGCACGCGCCGATTCCAGAGCGTGATGCCGGCCTGCACCGTCTCCAAATCGGCTCGCTTCATGCGCCGGGCGCCGATCGTGTACTCCTGCCCAGTCAGGATCGCCGTCTCGGCCGCTAGGTAGGCGTCGAGCTGCGTCTGTGCAGTTGCTAGCGAAATTCCTGCCATGGCATCAGACTAGCTAGCCCGAGTCACCGCTTCCAACCAGCAAGGGACAGGCCGCCGCCGCCGGCTGGCTGGCCGGCCTTCACCTGCGCTTCCAGCTGATCCCACATCGTCTTGCTGTTGTACCGGCGGGCCACCAGCAGCAGCGCAGCATAGGCCATCCTGGTGCAGTCGCCGCCCTCATCCCTGCAGCCGGGGGGCAGGATCCATGTGTGTTGGGTCCTAGCCCGGTCCTTGGGGACCCACTTCCACGGAAACAACTCACGCAAAAAATCATCTGTAGCGGCAGTTCCAAAATGCAGGTAGCCAGGGCCTGGCTGCTCCACCCTGAGTTGGCCTCTCAAGTGCCCGACGCTGTTGATGTATCCAATTGTGTAAAGTTTGGCGCCACGCTTGACCGATTTATTTTTGCTATCAACTTCTGCCGCTTTGAATTTTTCAATAATTGGCAGACCTTTGCCTCCTGACCCTTTTGTAGCAACCCACCGAGATGGTCGCTTAGCGCAAAACTCCTCCACTTTTTTAGAGCACAGTCCGCCGTGGTCGACGCTGCCCAGCGAAACCTTCATCCTGCCGCCGTCCTGCCGCATCCAGGCAGTTTCACTTAAGCGATCAATTTGGTCCCACACGTCCTGCTGCTGGGGATCTCCGTATATCTCAAAATGGGCAATATGCCAGCCTTCCTCGCCTCGGCCCCAGCCCCACAGCGTGTACACCAGCCGCTCCCCTGCGCTGCCGCCGCCGCCCTGCACATCAATGCCGTCGGTCAGCAGCAGCACTCCGGTAGGCACATCCCATGTTTCGCCATTCCATGGGTAGCCATTGCCAAAACCTTCATTTTTGCGGCGCTCAGCCAGGCCATCGGCTGTAAGCTTGCTGGTGATTGAGTCTTCCCATGGGACGCCTAGGTCGGTATTGTGAAACGTTTGCATTGGGTTAATATTCCCCATCTTCATTTGCTCTAGCGCCGTGCGGTGGCGGCTTACCAGCTCCGGCCACATTGCGGCTCGGTGATAGCTCATCCCAGGTCCTACCTGCTGTGACCGCCAGATCGGCACGCCGTTGCGCAGCACCTGTTTACTGCGGTCCAGGCCTAAAGGGCACGCCCAGCCAGCGTCTTCGTCCATCTCGCGCAGACAGCTGTAGTCAATCGGCACTTCGCAGTTCTCGCAACGGATCCGGCCTTCGTCGGGACCTTCTTTAATAAAGCGCTCCCACCTGAGTTGCTGGTAGTGCCGGCAGTGCGGGCAGGGGTAATATCTATATTGCTGATCGCCTTTCTTAAAGGCTTGATCCATGTAATCATTGGGGTATATCGGAGTGCCGCCGATTGTAAAAAACGGATCCCAGATGTTGCCGGCTCGTTGAAACAGGTTGCCAATAGTGTCGCCCTCGGGGCTGTCGTAAGTAGCTGGTTCCTCAAACAGGATCGGGCTCCGCTCCACCCGGCGGCCAGATCGTGGCGTAGCTGCGCTCACCAGGTGGATTAACGCTCCATTAAGGAGCTGTTTGAAGTTGTAGGCGTTTTTCGGTGCTCCTTTTACTTTGCGATTGCTCAACATTCCCTTGAGGCGCGGAATGCCGTGGTTGTCGTCAAACATTGAATCAATATCTTCGTGGCTGTAGGCATCAACCTCTGAATCAGTCGGCTGCACTACCATAACCTTAGAAGGTCGCCAGTCAGTAAAAAACGCAATTAATGCTTTGACATATTCCGACCACCCAACCCTAGACGGCTTTTGGCATACCATGCACTCGACTTCAGGATCCGTAGGCGCAAGAAACCAATCGCGCTGGTAGGGCCTGGTGTACCATTTTTGCCTGCCGTCTGTGCTGCTGGTTATGCGGTAGTACTGATCGGAGTAGGCCAGCATTGTCATGGGCGGCCTAGGCCTGACCTTCTGGGCGAACCGACAAGCCATGCGGCGCTGGTTCCGATCGATCATTCCGGTAGCTCTTCAAATTCGTGCGACGCCACTGCTTCAAACACGTCGGCAATTCTGCGCTCAATCTTTTCTAGCTCTCTATGCGTCAAATGCGGTATGTCTGCCTTGATCTGTTTGTGCAATGATCCGGCTTTTGTTGTTAGCTGTAGCAACACGGCGTTGTAAGCTATTTCTATGTCTTCTTTGTAGACAAGCGTTCCCTCTTTCGCTTTGCGCTCTAACTCCAGCAGGTTGGCTTTCTCGTACTCGGCCCGTGCATGACTGACGTGGTAATCAGGGGAAGCGCCCTGGTCCAGATCATCGGGGCTATCTAGGCGCGGCGCAGGGGCTGGCCTGGGAGCTGGCTGGGCTGGCTGGCGGGGGGGATGCTTGGACTTGGGGCGATTGATTTTTGCCCACAGCTCCTCCAACCCATCCCGCTCGACCAACTTGCCTCTCGGTCCGGGGAAAGACGGCAGGTGGCCTCCGTTGATCTTGCGGTAGATCTCGCCGCGACTCCCGAGCCCGAGCACCTGCATGGCGGCTTCAATGCTGATCAGCACTCAGAGCCTTGTCACAACTTTGTCACATCATTCTAGGTTGTGACAAGAATGTGACAGGGGAGGGGGATCGTGTGCTCCGTGGCCGGCCCTTGTCACATTTACTGAGAACCGTTATCAACAGACAAACGGGGATTGCGTGGCACC